TATTTTCCAAAGAAGGTGGATCCGTTCGACTTGTTCTCGGTGTCCCTGGCGCGCAACGCATTGCGACGCCCGGACAGCTTCGACTTGTCGCGGTTGTTGGTGTGTTCACCACCTACCGCATTTCGATCAGCCCGCCGGTAGAGGGCGCCACTGTACCCTTTCGTTCCGTACTCAAGGAAGCGCAGATAGAAGAAACGCTGTGTGTCGCGCTTTCCCCGGATGCCGATTTCCGCATTTAGACCGCTCTTGGAAACAAACACCTTCAGGGCGGCAGAGGCGGCTCCGGTATCCTTGGGGATGAGTTGCCTCATCGTGGCCAAGATCCGGTCAGCGCTCTCCCTCATCACCCCCACCAACTCGTTATCCATCGTGGCGTGGATGTTGCGCAATGTGCGACGCAATTTAAAGTCGCCGGACATGCGCGAGCGGCGAGCAGCCATGACAATTACTCCTTGGCTACTTCGGCCGTTTTGGCCACCGGCGACTCGACCACTTCGCGGACAACCCCGCGATTCACCAGTTCGGCGCCTGTCTTGGTATCGACAGTGAATTCCTCGCCTTTGGACTTTTCACCAGTGGCACCGGACAGGTTGCCCAAAGCAATTACTTTCATGGTTCACCTCTAAGGATTGGGGACGTTTGAACAGAGGAGTCGAAGCATCGATCGGGCGTTATCCGGCAATACCGACTCGATGAGGTAGGTCATGGCGATGTCGCCGACTACATGCACCAGGCGATTACCTGCGACCACATCCGCGCGGGGCCGGATGCGAATTTCAGCTGACACAATCGCCTTCACTTGCTCAGCTACAGGGGCGATGCGTCCGGTGGGTAGCGCGATATCAGCCCAAAGCTTGCCAACTTCTGCCCAGGTGACATCGAAGCCGGCAGATGAGTTTTTAACGCGCACCGGCTTTTGCATGACGCAGCGATGACGCAAGGATCCGGCTCTCACTACACCCCCCAGCCAATGCGATATGGCGTTAACAAAGATCGTGAACCCATGGGCAGCTCGGAAGAAATCGTACCCACGACGACATCTTCCCGGTTCGCGTAGAGACTGCCGGCAATCAGCAGGCACGCCGCGCGAATGGATGGGTTGATGACAATTGGCTTGTTGCCAGCAGAGCCATCCGACACGGCTGCAGCAAGCGACAGTTCATCCGCATAAAAGCGTCGGTTCAGAAACTGCGCCGCGCTGTCTTCAGCTGCAGTCAAGAGCAACCCAACATGCGCACGATCATCGTCTTCTGCGCGCAGGTGCTGCATCGCCTCCTCAGTAGAAATCGCGTTCATATCAGGCCTTGGGATCGGTATCAGTCGCCAATCCCTTTGCGATTAGCAAAAGCGCTTCGTGTGTTGGTGAAACATACCCCGCACCGCCGGCTTGACGGATCTCCTTTCCATCCAGATAACTGCGGACTGGATAGATCACCATCTGATTGCCAGAGGTCGCGGCATCAGCGTCAGCGTCAGCGTCATCAGCATCAGCATCAGCATCAGCATCAGCATCAGCATCAGATGCTTGTGGGCTGAGCGGAGGCGAATCAACGACCGGTGAAACAACCGTAGAAGTCTGAGCGTCCACTTGAGCAGAACTGAGGAGTGCTCCCTCAACGGTATCAGCCGCACTACCGGCATCGGTATCTACGGGTTTTGCCTGGGATACGCGGGCCATTATCGTGTCTCCAAAAAGAGTCAGAGCCGCCTGCTGGCGACTCTTCTTGATGTGGTCAAATTTTAAGGCGTGGCGATCAAGGGCCCGGTCACGAATGCTTCAGGTCGATACACCGCAAAAGCCAGACGCTCTTCAGCACGGATGGTGACCATGTTGTTTTCGAAGTCTTTGTCGTTCTCTGTCGACACCAACACTTCGATGCCCATGCGATCGAAAATCTGTGCAGCCAGGCTAAAAGCCCCCGTCAGGAACTGGTTCTGGACAATGGCCTGCGTTTCAACGACAGGCAGATTCCACAGCCGCGGCGAAGTGCCTTCTTGCGGTTTGCCAATGATGTAGCGATTCTCGCCATCCTTGAGCAGTTCGATTGCGGCCCAATCAATCGGGTTGAGCACGATGCCGGTGGATGGGAATTCGGCCAGCGTTGCCTGGAGCAATGCCAGGCGAATGCGATCAATGCGCTGTTCAGCTGCAACAGCGATGCCGGCCGGCGCCAGGTAGGCCTGAGCCTGCGGAATAATGCCGTGCAGATTATTCCCGGTACCGTTGCCGTAAAGCAGCTGGGCCTCTTCAGCAAGCAACAAACCGTAGCGAGCCCGGGCGTCGATGTAGCTTTGCAAAGCGGCGGCGTCATCCAGGATCTGTCGGCTACCTTTGAACAGGTGCGCGATCGTTCGAACGTTCGCGTTTTCCAGGCCGAAGGTCAGTTCGCTGTAAGGCTTGGCCAAACCTTCGCCGACAATCGCTGCGTTGTTGGTGAATCCAGTCTCGCGCACGTACTCGACAGCGTTGGAACCCGTGGTACCAGGTGCGACCAGATCGCGGATGGTCAATCGGCGCTGAGGAGCAAGAATGACGCCGATACGCTCCGCCGGTACCAGCGCGCCACCCGATGCAGGCGCTGAGGTAAGCGCAGCCCGCGGAACCTCGACTCGGCGAGAACCGCGGAACGAGCTGCTCACCCCCTCCTCCTGCATCTTGGCCGCCACCAACTGACCGGCAGAATGCTGAACTTCAGGATCATGCTGTTTTCCAGCATTGACCAGTTTCTGCTCTGCCTCTTGCATGCGGGCTTGCAGCTCACCTTGCTTCAGGAGGAGTTCGTCCACCTTGCCGCGGGTTTCCGCCTGCATCTCACCTGAGGCTTTGATTTCCTTTTCAGTGCGCTCGGCGTAAGTTTTGATCTGATCACCGACGGCTTTCAGGTCGGCCTGGGTTTGCTTCTGCGATGCTTCGATTTGGGAAAGATATGGCATTTTGTGTTCCTTCAGAAATGAAAAAACCGCCACGCGGGCGGTTAGTAGTCGGACGGCTAAGGCAGTCATTTAGCGGACAGGGATGAGGTCCCGGAGCGCTGACGCCTGGGTTGCGGTTTCTTCAAACGCGGATACATCAAGGGCAGCGCGGAGCATACCCGGCACGACAGCGCTAGGCTTATCGCCACCGGCAGCGCTAGGCGTACCGGTCTTGATTTCGGAAAGCAGTTTGCGTCTTTCGGTCCGGGGCATTCCGGACTTGGCAAGGGCGGCGTCCAAGCGCCGTGCGGCATGCGCCTGGCTGTGTTCTTGCTCGGCGGCTTCCTTGACCTCATCGGCGGAAATGAGCCCGGTGGCGAAGCCCTTCTCCATGGCGGTAGCCCCACCCATGTAGGTCTCCGCATCCAGCATTGACTCGACCGTCTTCTCATCTTGACCGCTGGTGTCGGCATAAAGGCCGATCATGGCGCGGTCGAATTCCTCCATGGTATCGGCCAGCTCACGTATTGCGTGTCGATTCCCAGCAAAGTAGGTCCAGCAGTTGTGGATCATCAAAAACGCGGTTTTGGCCACCTCGCGCTTTTCACCGGCCATGGCGATGACGGATGCCGCCGAGGCAGCCAAGCCCAGTACCTTTGTCGTGACCTGCTGGGAATGCTCGCGCAGCCGGTTGTAAATCGCGATGCCTTCAAACATGTCGCCGCCTGGCGAGTTGATGTACACGGTGACGGGCTTGTCGCCGATGGCTCGCAACGCCGCATCCACTCGCTTCACTGTGACGCCCTCTCCCCACCAATCCTCGCCAATGATCCCGTACATGGTGATGGTGTCGGTCCCGGTTTCCGTGGCTGCCCGGATATCCGGATTCCACATCTCGAGCGCACGAGGACTCAGCTCGCAGCGAAAGCCGCTGGCTTTGATATTCAGCGCCATGGTTACTCCTGGTTCTGGCCAAGCCAGTTTTTCAAAGCAGCCTGCGCGGCTTGCCCGTCGGTTGTTTTCCCCAACTGATCAATCGGGGTGAGGTTGGTCTGTACGGTGAGCACCGCGGCGTTCCCGCCCATGCGGGGCAGGTTCTCTTTAACCCGGCAGTCGTCCCGGGTGTAGATGCCGTTCTGCACCATCGTGCTGTAAAGCGCAGCCCGTGCGGAGCTGTCGGCTTTGAGGAAGGCTTCAAGGGCGTATTCGGCGTAATAGGTTCGGCGCTCAACGGCTGTAAGCAAGCGCTTGTTCACGCACTGCTGTATCTGATTGGTGATCGAACTGATGCTGAATGTGAGGAACGCGATCATCTGTTGCTCAAGACCTGTCCCCCAATTGCTACCGGCGTCCGTCTTGCCGACCATCCAAGGGGGTACACCAAACCAGCGACAGACCTCTTCAATGCTGTAAGCCCTAGACTCCAATAACTGGGCATCGACCGGATTGATGCCGATCGACTCCGGCGTGATGCCCTGCTCGAGCACCGGCGAACGACCGGCGTTCAGCGCGCCCGACACCTGCTTCACATAATCGCGAAACTCTTCGCGTTGCTCTGGCTTCAGGACCCGATCGACCTTGAAGGCCACGGCAGGCAGCAAGCCATTTTTAAAAGTGCCATTAGCGGCGTCATCCGCCGACATCGCAGCGCCGAACACGTCCGCGCCGTAGCGAATGGCCGAGAGCCCGACGCGGCCGTCCAGGCTAAAAGCCGGAATGTGCAACATGCTTTCGCGCTCAACTTTCCGGCGGGCGCCTTTTTTCGGTCGGTACCAATACTCAACTCGGCCATCGCTATCGAGTTCAAGGTCCACGCGGGACGGCAGCAGAAAATCCAGCGCGATGATTCGCCCGCCTATACGCAGGATTTCTGCGAATGCATTTCCGCGGAGCAACATGGCGGCGACCATAGCCTGCCAGAACTGAAAAGCGGTCATGTCTTCGTTCGGGCTGGTGTGGATGACGTCGTAGATCGGAAAGTCGCGAGCGTCACTTCTGCCGCCATCCACCTCGCGACGGTAGACCCCAAGTGGAAGCCCAGCCACCGAGGTGGAGATGATCCGCACGCACGACCAGACCGCTGACAATTGCATGGCGTTATCGACGGTGACCGTTTTACCGGAGCTCGACTGCCCACCAAGGAACTGACCCCAGAAACCGCCGTCGCTCAACTTGATCGACTTTCCGAACCACTCTCCCAAAGAAGCGTTGGGCTTGCGGGCGGCGCGCCCGATTACGACCGATAAGGATTTAGTCACCTGTCAGCCCCTTGCGCACGAAGCCCGCGATAAGAAACAGAGCGCCGGCGCCGGCCAGTAATGACCAGCCCAGACCGAGCAGCATGTAGACGCCAGCGACGGCTAGTCCGAACCCACTTAGGGCGGTCAAAATGAAAACGTGTAATGGGTTCATACGATGATCGGATTCCGAATGGCTGCCATGAAGTCATCGTTGCCCCGGCCTTCGGGATTCAGAGAAATCAAGGTCACCGCGTTGAAAAGGGCCATCAAGGGATCGATCTTGGCCGAGCCACTGGCTTGCTTGGTGATCAGGATGGAGTTCGCGCGTGGCTCGACCTTCGCGTTGCTGACGCACCAGGCCATCATGGGTTGTCCGCCGTGCTTCATCCCGCCTTCGGCGAGCTTGCGTTCCGCCGTCTTGATCGCGCCGCCGAGCTTCCAGCCCTGGCTGATGGCGACAATCTTTTCTGGGGGGATTTCGCGCTCGATCATTGCGTCGTAAATCGCGCCAATTCCGACCGGGTCGACGCCGACTTTGTCCAGCAGGCCCGACTCTTCCACCTGTTCAACCAGGTCAGCCACCTCAAGCACGTCATCGCCGATTCGCTTTGACAGTGTCAGATCGCCGTCTTTTTCAAAGTCATGAAAGCGAGGGGCTTCTGCCTTTCTTCGCTCAAGCACCGAGGGGTGCGCCCAGGCGTGGGTCCATATCAACCAGTCACGGGTTCGTTTGTCCCGGCCCACGGCGGCAAAACCCAGTAAGTCGTCCAGACCACCGCCATCGATCCCTATGTCGATCACATCGCATCGGGCGATCACATCATCGAGGGTGAGCTTCTTTTCTGCTGCGCTGACCCAGTAATCAGCGCCGGCCCAACGATCAGAACGCAATGCGAGTCCGATCTCGACGTTAAGGTGCTTGGACATAAAGCCCAGCACCTCAGCCTCACCGGCCTCCTCCGCCTTTTTCATTTCCCTGATGAGGAATTTCTCACTAACCGAGTACCCCATGTTCGGGTTGGTGATGTAGAAATTCTCCGACTTGCGGTGATCATCAGCCTCAATGATCTTTTTCGGAAACTCATAGATCACAGGTAGGAAGTTCGGATCGACAATCGTGCCGTCACGCACCCCCCGGGCGTACTGGAGCTTTTCGCGAAACACTCCCGCCGGGGGCTGGTCAGACTGTGTCGTGAGATAGATAACGAACCCTTCGGGCCGAGACGCAAGTCCACCGGTGGCTTCGCGCAGCATGTTGGCCGCATGTGGGTTCTTGCCAAACAGGTGAAGCTCATCGACCAGGACGACGGCGGCTTTTTTTCCGCCGACAGTGTTTTGATCGGCGGCCACCACCTTCAATGTCGCCCCGGACTCACGATGGGTGATCGTCCGAACGTGATCCTGCACATGCAACAGTGCCGAAAGTTCTTCGTCGTGTTTGACCATGTCGCGGGCCGGCGCGTACGCGTTATTCGCCACCTCTATCGTCGGCGCTAGAATGATGAACTCGGCTGACTGGCGCCAGTTCCGGATCAGCACCGTGAGCATGATCGCGGCAGCGATGGTGCTCTTTGCGTTCTTTTTACTGATGAGGAGAAAGAACTCCTGAATCAGCCGCTCACCGGTATCGGAGTTGTAGGCGCCGAAAATAGCGCCGGCCAGATCACTGATCCAGGGTGCACAGGATTCACCAATCAACGGGCTACCCGGTGCATCGACAATCCGCAGGTCATTCAGGACCTGCATGCACGCGGCTGCCTCATCCGGAAACAGCGGCGGAAACGGGACCAGCGATTGTCGGTTGATGATTCGCGACTCCCAGTCCGGGCACGCTGTGTCCCAGGTGGGTTCGTTCACTTATTTCACCGATCGCAAATGAGTAGGGGGTGGAGTGGCGGCGCCGAACTTACCCTTGGCGGCTTTCTTCGCAGCGTCTTCCTTTTCTTCCTTTTTTCCACCCTCGCCTTTACGGGGATGAATGAACGGCATGAGTGCTTTGGCTGCGTCGACCCGAAGCTTCGCGTCCGCGTCGTAGTCGTTCATGGTCGCGATCAAGAATGCTTTCGGATCGGTAAACGTCATCGCCTTGGAAAAGTCGAAAGAGGATTCGGCATCCCCCCGGGCAAGGTCCTCGGCCTGCGGTTTTTCACTTACCGGCTTGGGGCCGGCTTTAACATTTTTGTTAATAGGTGAAGAGGCCAGTGCCGCGAGGACATTCGGGTGTTTGGCCAATCGTGAACCGGCGACCGAAGCGCTGGAGGCCGCATATCCTGCGGCTATCGCTGCATCTTTGTTGGACGCACCTCCCCTCACAGCGTCGACAAAAGCACGCTGTTTGGTTGTTAACGCCATTAACAAAAAACCTGTGTGGGGAAAAAATCTGTCCGTGCGGTCGGGGGCGGTGTCCTATGCGAAACCTTCCAAGGTTTCGACCCGCCCCGGGGTACTGACGTGCCACACGACCCAGTCGATTCCGATTCGCATGGGATCGACGAGATCGTCGGACATCACAATCGCCCCGCGCCCTCGGCCGACTCGGCGGCGGTCTTCAGCTTGTGGCATGGGATGCAGAGCGCCTGGAGATTCTCATCATCGTCAGACCCGCCACGGGCGCGGTTGATGATGTGATCCACCTCAAGCTGCGAGGTGATGACGCCGCAAGCCTGACACGTGTACTCGTCACGCAAGAGGATCGCGGCTCGCTTACGCCGCCAAGGTCGACCACCTCGACCCGAACCCCAACCGTCTGCACCCTCAGGTGCAATGGGGATGGCGAATGGCCTACCTTCAGCTTGCATCATTCGAGGCGGTAACGTTTTAAGTCGTGGCATACAGCTCCAAACAACAATGTTTCCAGTTGTCGATCAGTTGCATGGGTCACTCCTGCCTCTTGGGCAATTTGAAGTCGGTGAATCTGTCGGCCAAGGCGGCCACCTTCTTTACGCCGAGGGTGCCGATAACCGCGCCGAGAGCTGCAGCCAGACTTGATGGGAGGTTGAAGTACTCGAGCAGCGGGAATGCCCCGGCTGTGATCGCACCGCACAGGCAGGATTCCAGGAGTGCCTGCCGCCGTCCTCCCCCGCCGTAAATGACGCGGAGGAAAGCAATCCAGCACGATAGCGCTGCTGCATAGAACATCGGGGCATGCTGGCTAAGCCAGGCCATGACAATGAGCCAGGTGTCTGGTTTGTCGGGCATGTTCGGCATCTCGGATTCCTCCCTCGCGGGGAGCGGTATAGGTCCGGCTCCAGCAGCACTCCCAGCTCGGAGCGATGGGTGTGGTGGAGCCGAAAACGAAAAAGCCCCGCACGATGGCGAGGCCTTGGAAATAGAAAGTAAAAAGCCCAGCGGATGACTGGGCTTTTTGTGTCGTCTCTCATAACGCGCAAGATCGACATGATGGGGCTAAATTACGATCATTCCGCCACTACGTCAAGCAGCATCAATAAAGATTTCTTCCCGGTCGAATATCTCCGTCGCATGGATGACAGCGGCCTCTTCCAACGACTCAAGACGCTTGGCGATGCCGGTCTTCCAACGCCGGCGTGTCGACTCTGGCTTGCCCTCCACGTCCCAGGTGTTCATGTCGTAGAACTCGGCCGGCAGGACGATCATGTCGGTGGATCGCTTGCCGGACTGGAGCCCCTTCAGCTTGGGGATGGCCCACGCAGTAAGCGCCTTGTAGATGAACAGTTGCGGTGCTGGGGAAACCATGCGGGCCACAAGGCGGCCGATGGCGGCAACCTTGTTGGCCTTGTGTGTCGAATACTTGGCGACCAGAACGTCCCACTGGGCCGGCTCAAGCTGACGGTGCAGCAGCGCGTAGAGACAGCAGTCATAATCGAACTTGTCGCGTACTGACAATGAACTGCCGGTACCGCCTTGGCGAAGGTCGGCGTCGATCAGCTTCTGCCAGCTTTGCATGGTGCTGTTGTCGATGCTGTCCGCGGCAAGTACCCGAACCAGCGTGCCCATCACGTCTTTATAGATGCCCATGGCGTTCCCTCAATCCCCGGTGAAGTTGGTGCCGCCGGCGCCGCGGCGGTTATTCCGTTCGTACTGCGCAGCCGGACCAGACGTCAGCGGCTCGCGCTTCAATAGTTCGACCTGGTGTTCGGTGGCCTTAAGCCGGATGCTCAGCTGGGTTACCAGCACTTCCAGCGGCAGGGCCTCGCCAGTGTCAGCCGAAACCCAGCCGGAAGCGTTGCACTGGGACGCAGGCCAATTCGTGAAAAACGCCCTTAACAACCGCCTTGCCCCGACAGATTGAGCACTGCGCCAGGTCGAGCTGATCGACTTTGAAGGCGGGGCCATGCTGCTTTTTCATTATTTTTAAACCTCGCCTATGGTTGATTCTTGAATGGCCTTGCAGGCCTTGTTTTCTGTAGCTTCCAGCGAGTTACCCGAATTTTCGTTTCTACCGTCCTTCAACCCGTGAATCAGGGAAAAACCCTTGGCGTCTAAATGGGCGTGCCACAGTTCGAGGGCAGCACGTTTGCGCTCTTCCACGGTGGTGTGGATGTAGGCCTGCACGTTGTGGCCCATGGCATGGTTGATCAGCATCTCGCCGATCAGGAAGTCGATACCGAGATCTGCCCATCCGGTCCTGGCCAACTTGCGCAGGTCGTGACTGCTCCACTCGCCCTTCCCCAGCCCGGTGAACACGGCGCTGGCCTGCCCTTCGCTCATGCCCTTTCCACTGTGGGAGCGAAACAGGCAATCGCCGTCGTAATGACTCGCTTGTTGCGCCGCGCGGTACCGGATTAGAAGGGAGCAGACTTGATCGGTCAGTGGGAGCGAATGCTCAACGCGAGTCTTAGTATTGCCCACCGGCAGATACCAGGTGCGCTCGGCCAGGCTGATGTGTGACCACTGGGCTTTGCGAGTTTCGCCAATCCGGGTGCCGTGACACAGCATCATCAGGGCGAGCATGGCCGGCTGCGGATCGAACTCGAACAGCTCACGCAACTGGCTGAGCAGCCCCTCGATTTGCACACCGCGCAGGCGTGCCGGCTTGGCCTTGATCTTGGTCTTGGAGAAGTCGCTGAACTTGATGCCCGCCATCGGGTTGACCGGGATCAGACCCAGCGTGTGCGCCTGACGGCAGGCGACCACCAACAGGCCAAAGATCAGCCGGACAAACTCCAGCGACAGCATCTCCTGCAGTGGCCACATCAACTGGGTATCGAGGGTGCCATGGCGCACATCAGCAAGCGCCAAATCGCCCACGCGCGGGATCAGGTGACAGGCGATGGCTGACTTGCCGGTGGCCTTGCGCTTGTCGGAGAGGTTGCGGTCGCGGCTCATCCGGTCGGCGTACCAACTCAGCAGCTCGCCCAGTTTTGCCCACGGCGACACGGCGGCACCTGCTTCCGGATCGGTGCTCAGGCGCATGCGCAGGTCAGGCAATGCTGCCAGCACCGCCTTCGCCGACAGATCCGGATAGGCGCCAATCCGGTTCCACTTCTTGCGCACTACCAGACTCCAGGTCCCCCGCGGCCGCGCCTCGGTGAACCGGAAATACAGCCCTGGGTGACGCGGGTCACGCATTAGCACCGCGGCCGGATCATCGGCACGCCGACGAATCTCGGCATCGGAGAAGGCCACGGTCATTGTCATGCGGCCACCACTGTGGGAGCGAGTCGCAGGTAAGCGCGGATCTGCTCCACCGTATCGAAGTGCCCACGGCACACCACCGCCAAATACCCCTGCTCATTGAGCTTGCGGATGCGTTCATGCTGGCTTGGCGAGATAGCAGCGTCGTTCGGCGGTGTCGCCTTGAATTCGATGTACAGCCCAAAGAATCCGCCGCGCGCCATGGTCAGCACCAGGTCGGGAATACCGGCTTTCACACCCTGGGCCTTCAGCTTGCCAGCGACCGCCTTGACGCGGTGCCCGCCGTTGGGAACGTGGTAGATCAACTCGAACACTGCCGGGTAGCGCAGCTCAAGCTCGCGCATCAACGCGGCCTGTTCCTGCCCTTCCCGGTCGACTGGTTTGGCGCGGGACGGTTTTTGCTTGAACAGCCTGAGTTTGGCGGGTGTCATACAGACTCTCCAGTTAATCGGTCGATGACTTCAAAGGTCGTAGGCCACATCCGCGCACCGTAGGCTTTGGCCATCTCGACACACCTAAAAATGGCCGCAGCGTGGTCCTGCTCAAAGGTCAGATCCCACTTGTAGCCGCAGCAGTGCACGGCGTAGCGGTACTCGGCGGGATCAGCAGGGACCAGGTGTGGATTAGGCACGGGCCGCCCCCCGCGAACGCATGGCCCGCAAATCGGCCAGCGCCTGATTACCGATTACCGAGTTGCGCACGGCCGCCGGCGCGGGCAACTCCGCAACCGGTACCGCTGGTAGCTGCTCGCCCATCCAGACCTTACGCACCTGCTCCATGTATCGCTTCTCGAAACTGAGCAAACCCAGCTCGCGGCTGAGCAGCGGTAAGCTGTGAAATCCGGCAGCCGCCGTGGCGTGGTACACCGCCGGGTGAAACCACTTTGCAACGCTGCGCATCGCCGGGTGGCAATTGCGCATAGCCTGATTGAACGCCGAATCGACGCTGGGCAAGCCGATCATGTCCGGGGTTGGCACGCAGCCCTGAATGAACTTGCCCACGCTAGGGATGAAATCTGACGGTTCGACGCGGCAACGGATAAGGCCGATGTCGATCTGCTCCTGGGTGCAGATGCCGTTCTCGATGAACGCCTGTAGCCAGGTGGCTTTCGATTCCATGTAGGCCTTCTTGTCCGGCCACGCCTGGCGCCAAGCAGTGCGAATCGAGCGCAACTGGCGGAACAGTTGGTTGATCACCTCGCCGGTTTCGCGGGCCCGATCCTGTTGGGCCTGAACTGATACGTCGGTGGTCGCTTCGATGAACTCGCCCTGGCTGACCTTGGTCATCGCCTTGGCCGCTAGCGTGGAAACTGATCTCATATCGAACCCCTTTTCATCCATTCGGTGTTGTCGTCGTCGAACTCGTCCGAATCGGCGGACGAGGCATTTCCAGCAGCCTTTACTCGCTCACGCCTTACCCAGGTCGCCAATCGGAAGCACCATCCGGCAGCGCTGTCGACGGTCGCTGGCTTGGCAACGAAGAAACCCTTAAACCCGGCGAGCAGTTCGACGGTCACCGAGTCATCGGGTAAACCAGCAATGGCGAGCTGATCAGCCATGGCCTTTGCTGCTGGCTGCCAAGTGGCGAACATGGAGAAGCGTTGGCGTTCATCCAGCGACTCGATCGCTGCCTGATTCTGCTCGGCAATCACATCGGCGATGTCGCGCTGCAGCTGCTCTTCGGTTCCTTGATGGTTAATTGATGTATTGGGTGCAGCCGCTGCACCCCGTACTGTTCCAGGCTGCACCCCGTTCTGTTGTGAATTGCACCCCGTGGCGTCATCTGCACCCCGCTTTGCACGGGGTGCAGGATTTGCACCCCGCGTTAGTTGAAGGTCGTAAACAACTGGCCGGCGGTCATGGCGATCGATGTGTACAGCGGCAATGGCCTGATTGCCCTTCTGGATGAACCCGACCTTCTCCAAATCGTCCAGCTTGTAGCGCACGGTGCGCTCGGACAGACCGGTGTCCTGAGCCAGGGTCGAGGCAGATGGAAAGGCGCCAGCACCGTTCGAACCGGCGTAGTTGGCCAGACACAACAGCACGTGACGCGCACTGGAGTCTTTCAGGGATTCAGTGGGCAAAGAGAGCGCCCAAGACATTGCTTGAACACTCACAGCGAGGTTCCAACATTGAGTGCGGTAGCCTCGCGTGAGGACATGGTGTGACACGACACCTTTTGCGACTGCCCCAAAAGTGTCGCGACATGGTGGGTATTGCCGGGAGTAACGATCGTGTTCATAATGGCCCCTCAGTTTTTTGCGTTGTAAAGAAGCCGGTCTAGCCACCGGCTTTTTTGTGCCTGCGATTCAGGCGGTTACTTTCCAGCAGACACGACCAATCCCGTCGACTGAGCTACCGCTCTCAGCGCTCAATGTCCCCACACGTCCTGATGTCTTGCCGTCCATTTCCTTTCCCCTAATGGTCTTCCTGGCTGATCTTTTCCCGCTGGATAAATCAACAGCTAATCCGGTGTTCTGCTGTTACTTGTTCCTGTCACAGATAATCGATTCCATACCCAGCGCCGATCACGCTGCGGTGTTTTGTGATGGGAAGGGTCTGATTTCCTCAGCGGTGTAGGTTCCGTCTTCGTGTTCTAGAACCTGAATGTCCCGCTCTGCGCGAAGTGCTTTTGAGATAGCGGGCGAACTGACACCTAGCGCCTTGGCAACGGCGGCTTGGCCAATCTTCTCTACCAGTTTGGGCAATGGCGTCTTCTTCATTTCTTGGCCTAAGAAGCGTGATGTGTGCTCGAAATATTAACCGCCGGTTAGTTTTTAGGCAATACCGCCGGTTGACGCAAATAAATTAACCAACGGTTAAATTTCACGAATGACGAAAAAGAAAGAGCTATCCCCAGAACTGAAGGCTGAATGCGACGCCGCCAAGGCGCTATTCGTGTCGAAGAAAAATACTCTGGGTCTCACCCAGGCGAGCCTCGCGGAAGCGGCGGATATTTCTGCTGCCGCTGTGGCGATGTATTTGAATGGCACCAATCCCTTGAACGCGAAATTTGCCACAGTGCTTTCGCGGGTGCTGGGCGTTCCTGTCGATAAGTTCAGTAACCGATTAGCTCAAGAGATCAGCGGCCTAACGACCGCAGTTGACTACACAGAAGCTTCCGGAAACGTGACATCGGCAGCTGAAATGGTTCGTCAGATGTTGGCGAAACAGGGTAAAAGTCTTCCGGATCATGCTCGCCGGCGACTATTAGCCGTCGCCGAAGAAACCGACAACGGGAAGGGTGATACAGGGAACGTCATAACTGGCGATTTCTCGCGTCCTGGTCTGGTAGGTGATGAAGTTTGGATTGCGCACTACGACATCCGCGCAGCGATGGGCGGCGGACAAATAGCACACGATTACCCCGAAATGTTTCAGGACGTCAGGGTGAGCCCCAAGCACCTACGTGAGCTGGGCGTAGACTTCGAAGAGCATTTCCACTTGAAGATGGTCACCGGCTGGGGTCAATCCATGGAGCCGACCATCAAACATCGAGACCCCCTGATTGTTGACGTGAGCATTCGCGAGTTTGCTGGGGATGGGATCTACCTTTTCTCATGGGATGACCACATCTACATCAAACGTCTTCAGGTTGCTGATGAGGATCATTTCGAGATGATTTCCGATAATACCAAGCACAAGGACCGGATGATTCGTCGAGATATGACGTTCATCCAGGCTCGGGTGCTGCTGGTGTGGAACGCCCATCTTGTGTAGCGAAGCCGACATCTGACCGAACCGTTGCCCAAGCTAATCTCCAATACTCGCGGGCCATCGAACCGCCGGCCTCAAGGAAGAAATCATGAAATGGGATTCGATGACCGGTGTAGCCGGCCACATGGACGTAAAGTACGACGGAGGAGATGCAGACAGGCATCTACTTGACTCTGCTCAGTACGCTCGATCAGTTGACGGGTCTGGGCGCCTGTATCGGCTAGTCAGCCATTATTGTCTTCATGGTGAAGTCCTGTCTGGAAAAAAACAATCTGACCTACGGTGCTTTTCGGCACCGCCTAGGGAGGGTTCGTTCGACTCAACACTGGTTATACTTACAGCGCTTACTCATCAATACCCAGCATTTAACGACGTCTACAAAAAGGCTTTCGACTGGCTGGTGGCGAAGGTGATGGGACACATCAAAGAAGCGCTGTCGGGGACATCTAACGTGAAAGAATTGGTCGACGTCATCAAGGAACAGGCGAAGTCGTCTTCAGAGCTGAATACACTTTTGGCCAATGGGCTGATCAAGGCAAATGACAACCTCGCCGGTCTTCACGAGAAAATGATGATTTCGATTCCTGGGCTGATCGAGGCGGCGAAATCGCCAATGAGAGCAGCGCTCGCTCCGGTCGGAAAAAGCTGTAACCAGATCACGCAATTTTCCGACTCCGAACATCCTGTGGTGATTTCCGAGCCTGAAGCACTTGCAATCCGTTCAGACGGTGACGTCGTGGTTGGAGAGCCGGGTGACTACGTGGTGACTAGAATTTATTCTCTGAGCGTAGACAGCGGCGTATGCCGAGTCGAGATCGAAGGATACGCTGGCACATATCATGGAAAGATTAACGATGTTGCTCTTACGCAGCCAAACAACCCCTACACCCAAGCACTTAATCGCCACGAACCATTAAAGGTGAGAGCACGACCAGTGTTTAAAGACGGCGAACTGCACAGGCTCTTTATCACCGAAGCCTAAGCTAAGCCCGCCGTTGAGCGGGCTTTTTTATACTTATCAGAAAGGCGCGACCTCCTCGACAGGTTCCAGCACTTCCACTGGCCGATCCTCTTCGTCACTCGCCTCCCACCTCAGCGTCACCGACTCATCGTCGTTGAATGTCATGTCTATGCCGTCCGTCTCGGACAATAAGCCCAACACCTCCTCCCATTCCCGGTCACCGTCCGTGTCTAGGCGATGAATCGTCACCCAGCGCTGAATCTGTGCAACGGGATGATTGATCATTTCCGAAACTCGAAGACCTAGTCGCTCCATTCCAGTCACTTCAACTTTTTTATCCTGATTCTTCTTGTTCGGCTTGCCCATAGCTCTCTCCCTAATAGCTGTACATGCATACAGTACAAATCAAAGCATATCCGATCGACCTGAAAAATAAATTAACCGCCGGTATTGACGATGGAGAAACCGCCGGTTAATTTACATCCATCGCCGGATAACAACCGGCCAGATGGAAGGCAGCGATGAACCGGCCTTAGCGGTTCAGAGGGTTGGCAACTGACCCAGGTGTGCAGCGTAAAGCACCGAAAACAGTTATCCGGCGGACTGAGTCGCGGTCGGACGAACAAAATGGTTGAGCCCGTACCGCGCCAGCAGCGCCGAAGGGAACACGGAATATTCACTGATGCACCTGGTTGACCGGGTGCATTGGGAAAACAACCGGGAGTCAACGCGATGGAAACAGAAATCGTAAATGGCACATGGAAAGGTCACCTCGGACGTGGCCTCGCGCCACGAGAACTTCAGTTCCTTCTATGGGTTGCCCTTGGGCTGACCGCGAAGGAAATAGCACGGGAAGTCGGCATCTCGCCGGCCACCGTAGCGAAACGCCTAACCAACGCAATGTTCAAGCTCGGCGTCACACGCCGCGCCGCCCTGGTGGCCGAGGCGATGCGCCGCCAGATCATTTCGCCGATGTGCTTCGTGCTGGCTGCACTCATCGCCATGCACGCAATGCTCGATGGCGACTCAATGCGTCGTGATCGTCGAGTCCCTGAGCGCCGTATTGCCCAGGTCCGAACGACAAAACGCGCCGTGGCTTACGACCACCATGCATAACCCTGGAGAACGCTATGAGGCACACATCTGCTGTCGCGCTGCTTGATACCTGCGCTACCAACTACGAACGCAACGCGGTCATTCAGGAAAAGGAAGGACGGTATGACGACGCGGCACACAGCAGGACAAAAGCCGCCGACTACCGGCAGGCAATCGAAACGCTCCAGGCTGAATAAACATCACTTCTGCCCATTCACGGAGTGGGCAGCGGGATGTAGGCCTGCATCAAACGAAACGCTCAACAGAGCAAGGTGACATCAAGTGAAATGAGGAATCGCCCATGACTGTAGATATCAGCAGCTACACCATCGCCACCCCGGTTCCAATTTCCGAGACCAATCCGATCGCCCTGGAACTGATCGGGTGGCGAGCACTGATCGAATGCCCTGACGTCGTATCAATGCTTCCCGACGGCTCGCTTCAAATGACCGCGCCAACCCTCGGTGCCTCAAGCAAGAGCACGAAACGCACGCGCTGCGAGTGGAAGGAACCCGGTTACTGGCCGTTCTCCAGTGCGGCCGATCACTGGAACAGACAAGAGATGCGACTGACGAAAGTCAACTCGCTGCAGAAAGTGGTGATCGCTCAGATTCATGTGCAGGGCTCCGAGCGCCCTCCGGTGAAGGTGTTTTGGAACAAGGGAAAAATCACCATGGGGTTCCGCTCCAGCTACCTGCAAGACGATCCAGTTAACTCGACGGTGCTGGAAAACGTGCCGCTGGGTGCTCTCTTCAAAATCAATATCCACGCGAATTCAACCGGCGCCGTTTCAGTATCGGCGAGCTGCAACGGCGTCAAATCTACTTCAGCCATCATGCGTCTCGACAGCACATGGGACACGAAAACGCTCGCCTTCCACGGCGGCGTTTACAACCAGATCGATTACTCAGAAACGACCGATCCTGAAGACGCCTCGATCTGCATCATCAGCGATCTATCGATTACTCACATCTGATACCCCTCAAGCTTCAATGGTCAATGCGGACGAATCTCCGGCTTATACCGGCCACCTGCATTGTTCGGCCCACCCTGCACAGAGGATTCGCAGCCATGTAACCGACAGATATCGAAGCCCGCCCAATGGCGGCACCTGCGACACGTAGGGAGGTCTTCGTGACGCAAACAAAAGCCCGGTTCCGATCGGGCTTTTTTTCGCCTGCCTTTATCCGTCAGCACTCTCCCCTGCGCCCAACGGCAACCAGCAGGCGGCCCGAGTGCTGACGAATACACGCAACTCCACCAAGGAATCGCCATGCATCCATCAATTCAACAGCGAGTCGACGGGGTTGCCGCCCTGCGTGCTCGTGCAAGCATCGCCACAGCCGCGTTCTACGCCTTGATCGGCCAGGCATCACCCGCGCAGAAGGTTCGCTTTCAGGTTAAGGCCGTCGGGACGAAGGCATACCACATCGTTGACCTGGTCACCGGCAAGACCTGCGGCTTCCGTTTCGAGCACGCTTCCGCCGTCGACTACGCCATCCAGCTCGAGGAAAAGGCCAAGCGCCAGCCGGGATGTGCCAATTGATCGGAGCGCCAATGCCAAACCCGCGTGACTCGATCATCGCGAACCTGAACCAGCAGCTGGATCACTACTTCGGCGCCGGCAAGAAGGTGCAGGAAATCGCCCCGGGCGTCAGTGGCGAACGGGAAGCCATGTTCGGCACCTCCCACAGCAACAAGTTGCGGATCGAGCGCAACAAGCAAGCGCCGCGGCTGAGGGAGCTGGCCGACGCCGGCAAGACCGTCATTGAAGCTGCGAAAAAGATGGGCATGGAAGCCAAGCGCGCCAGGCTCATCGCCCGCGAGAACAACATCAAGTTCCCGGGGCCGCCGTGAGACGAATCAGCAACCAGGTGCGTCAGCGCCGACGACAGACATGGCTGGATCTACCGGCCCACGGAATCGAAGAGGCAGGCTATGGCCGAAGAACAGGATCTGACGGCGGAAGCCAAGAAGCAGCGCAGGAAGCGCGAGAAGGCGGCAGCCAAGGACGCTGCGCTGGGCGTCGAGAAATTTACGGTTGAGGTGGCCGGTGTGTTCAAGCCAGACCTCAAGCGGGTCATGGCCGCCCACGGAATCAACAACCAGCATGACATTCACCAGCGACTGCTGATCAACCTGATCGGGGCCGACTTCGAAGGACAGGCTCGGATGCTCCGATGTGTCACGACACCTTACGAGCCAAGCGAAAAGGTGTTGCAAGTTTTTGAGGCGGCAAGTTTGGCCGAGCTTAAGCGCGATCCGGGCGATGAGGTATTGAGCCCAAACTTAATTTGAAAACAGAATTAAGATCTCTTCGTTCTTTCCGTAAGCCTCTCTATCAAGCTGCAGGGCATGTTTGGGGTCAAGCAATAGCATTGGATCAAGGTTATCAAAAATCGCAAACTCATTTGCAAACGCTTTAAACTTCTCACCTTTTGGCGACAGGCAATTATAAAAAAGAATTACCAATTCGTAATCAGATATCAGAGACCTCACAACATTCCCTAGCCAGCGCTTGTCGGCATGACTACTAGTAGACACAAACCTAAACAAGTTATAAAGACTTCGGAAATAAATACTCCAATCTCCTCTATGTTTTTTCCAGACATACTCGTAAGTCCATTGAAGATCTGTCGCACCATTCAAACTTATGTTTCTTTTATGCGAGCTCTTTAGCTGCGCCGCCCAAGTCTTAAAGCAATCTCTACCCCGAATTATGTCGGAGCCAAAATCACTTGCTGTCCCATCAGAAGCGGTTTTGTGTAAGTCAAATCCCTGAACAACACTCTGCTGAAGGCTAAGCATATTATAGAACTGAGACTCTTCTTTCTGACGAGCTGTTTCAGACTGTTGACGTGCAATTTTATGCTGCCCATCTTCTATATCTTTCCGCTGGAGATAAAGAGTAACTATAACACCGGCAAAAGCCATTCCCGAAAAAAGAGCATTCAACACTCCAAATGCGTCACCAAATGTTCCGGATCTAACCCCATTGAGGGTGGCCAACTCGTCGTCCACTGGGAATCCAGAATACAAAAACCAATAGTAAATCCCATAGATCAACAGGATAACTAAGAAAACAAATCCTATTTTTACGAATACTGAGTAGTCTCGTTTCATTTATCGCTCCAAAGTCCGACGCCATGCCGGGCCGAATACAAATATCCCACTTCAACGAATCACGCCAGCCGGCGAGGCGTAGCAATCAATGGCTCGGTCAACCGTCTACTTATTTTTTGGATAACGCGCAGCTTTGAAAGCTCCTCCATATGGATTGCACGATCTCCACCTGACTTAGAACTTCTTCATACATGAAAATAAATTCTTGTTCTTGAAATGCATCTGCGCTCACAGCGCCATTGATTAGCCGACTGATCTCATTGAGCCCAGCCATGATGCCGAAGTAGCCGCGAACCATGTTTCCCCTGCCAAGCTCATGCGCAGGTAGCTGGCCCAATGAATGGATTGACGATTCCAGCCAGTGCCTATGAACAAGTCTCCAGCTTTCTTTGAATGCGAAAGCGCCGGGTTTTTTCTGAACAACAACCCCCAAGACCGTGACGAACATAGCAGCACTCTCTACAACTGCTATCAGCGCATCAACTTTATCTCGTGCAGTCTTTTCTGCCGCTTTCAGCTGATCGCGGCGCTGTGAAGATGCCACCCAAATTGCAATACCAAGAGCAGCGATTGAGCCGAATGCTTGAACCCATGACGCCAGTCCTGGGTGACCTTCGATCCAACCAGAAACAACTTCCCAGCTCATAACCCACTCCCCTGTCGATCCCGGAACTATACCGGCGAGGATCCCCTATGTCCGCACAACAACCGCGAATCGTATGCCAATTCAGCTGCGGTGCCGCCTCGGCGGTGGCTACCAAGTTGGCCTTGGCACAGTACGGCACGACGCACGATGTTCAGATCATCAATGCGTTCCTGGCCAACGAGCACGAGGACAACCGCCGATTCCTGATGGACTGCCAGGCGTGGTTCGGGCAGGAAGTTGTACAGTTGCGGGATGAAAAGTACGGCGCCGACATCATCCAGGTGTTCCGACGTGAGCGATTCATGAAGGGACGTAACGGAGCGCCATGCACAAAATTGCTGAAGCGCCGTTTACTCGATACCTGGAAAGAGCCCGGAGACGTGATGGTATTCGGATACACCGCCGAGGAAGCTGACAGACTGGAGGACTTCCGCGAGCGAAACCCCGATCGCCCAGTGATTGCTCCATTGATCGAGCGCGGCCTGGGCAAAGAGGATTGCAAGGCGATGATCCAGCGCGCAGGCATTGAACTGCCGTTGATGTACCGCATGGGCTACGAAAATGCAAACTGCATCGGTTGCGTGAAGGGCGGCGAAGGTTACTTCCGGGCGATCCGCGAAGACTTCCCGAAGCAGTTCGAAGCCCTATGCATAATCCAGGATGAATTGGGCGAAGGCTCCTATCTGTTTCGGAACCGAACTACAAATATCCGCTTCTCACTGCGAGAGCTGAGCGAGGGACCAGTACGCCGTAACGAGAAGATCCCGGCCTGCTCATTCTTCTGCGAGATGGCGGAGGCTGACTATCACGCCACTGCCTCCGATACAGGCACGCCTTGATTCTGGCTATCCACTGCCGAATGAAGTAATCGCAACTTCAGCCTGTGATGTACTATGCGGTGACAGTTCGCACATAGACAACGCAGTTGGTCGAGGGTGGTCTTGTGCTCATCGCCCATATCGGCGACCTGGACGGCTTCATGATGGACTTCGATACAGGCCGTACCAAAATCACCGTAGGCCTCGATAGGATCTGTTTTGCACTCTTCGCAGAAAAGCCGGCCATGTTTTTTGATGAATGAAGCCTTCTTGGCTTTAGATAGGCCTGGTGAGCGTTCGCGTTTCAGGTGATACACCAGCTTGACCTGGCCCTCTGCCCACTCTCTCTCCTCAGTGTCAGTGGGTATTTCGACCGACTCAACCTGCTGATCTTTTGGAACAATCTTGTAGCCTGCCGCCTCCAGCAGTTCAAAGCAGACGGTACCCACACCACCGGTGAAGTGGACTGGCTTAATGTCCTTTCCTAGCGCAGCTGTTGCTGCAAGGCCAAACACTTGCTTTGGCGCTAACCTCACACCGTCATCGGCCAACAAGTCATAGTCAGTCGATGGTCTATATCCATCAGCATGAGTACCTTGAAGTAGGATTTGCACCGCTTCCCAAATGTACTCAGAAGTAACTTTTCGCAATAGTTCCGCTGGCAAACGGACTTCGGTTTTCTCAAATTTTTTCCTACCCGTAGAAGCTTTGAGTTGCTTAGCGTTGGACGCGTCCAAATCGCTATCAGCTCCCCCTCGCTCCGACTTTAGGGCCAAGGGTAAATTCTGACCACTGTACGAGACCACGCTTAAGGCACTATTGTATTTTGAGTATTGGGCATCCAACGGAAGCATCCTGATTCTACCTTTTGTGTCAAAGGCCCCCTCTTCTATCATTTTTATCAGCTCTGAGGCCGTGGCTGCCTGGAAATCTGTGTTGTCATCAGTTTTAAGGGTGTAACTGAATTTTCCTTTCTTTGGGCCGCGAAGACCTTTATATGGGTGGCACTTGACACCGTTTTGATGAAAACCAACTACCTCTTCTAAAAACTCAAACTTACTCATTCCTCCCCCTCACCAGATCAATTTTTTCAGTGAATGATGAGACATGCACTGACAAATTGAAATCACACTGCGAAAACGGAATCTATCTAACCCCTCCCCCTTCAAAGTCAGCCGCTATAGCGGCAAGGACGAAGTCATGCCTGAAGAAATGAAGAAAGCGTGGCCAGAACACTACCGCTACATCGACACCATTGGGCCAGAAGGTCTTGAGGTGCACTGCATCACCTATCAGGTGATCGGCGAAACCGCGCAGTGCTTCTACATCGGTGACAAGCATACCTGCGACCTGGTCAGCGGCCCGCAATACAGCTGGACTGCCGAAGCCGTGAAGAACCGTCGCAAGCGCGCTCTAAAAGAAGGCGGCACCTGGGGCCGGCGGTTCGCCTACCCCGACAAGGCTCTGGCACTCCGCTCCTACAAGGCGCGTAAGTCTTGGCAGATGCGGCACGCGCAATTATCGATGGAGCGTGCCAAAGCGGCTATTGGATACTTCGGCAATCTCGAAGTTGAAAGCACGATTCCCGTCGAGGCCGTGACTATTCCGAACGAATACATTCAGGGCTTGGGCTGGGGGGATTACTGATGATCCTCCTACCGATAGCCGCCCCGCTCTACATGCTTTGGCTCATCTACAAGGGGCCGCGGCGGTGAGGGTTCACCCCGTCAGTCACCTCAGGGGAGAAAGCGTGTACGCAACTGGCGAGGTGAACCAATAAACCGTAGCTCACCTTCAAAGCGCCCCCCACACCCTCCATCTGAAATTTACGTAACCACCCACTGCCGCCACGGGCGGCTTGGAGCACCCAATGAGAAAAGAACTGATCAAGATCAGTGAGTTTCAGCGCCGGCGCTGGGGCGAGAACGGTACACCGCAATGCCCCCAGGCGATTCGCAACCACATCCGTAACGGCGTTGTGCCGGGCGAGCAGATCGGAAAACTCTGGTACGTTGATTGGACCGCATTCACCCGCTCGGACGGCAACGACCTGGTGGCGATGGTATTGAAAGGAGCTGCATGATGGTCCCACGGCCGCGCAACAAGGCGAACAAGAGCCTCCCGCAGAACCTGTACTTCGATTCGCGGCGCTCGACCTATCGCTACCGCCGGCCTACCGACGGTAAGTGGTTTCAGTTCGGCGCCGACCGGATCAAGGCCATCGATGCGGCAAAACAGTTGAATCTGGAATTTATGCGCGGTGCTGATCTGATCGGCACCGTGATGGGCAGCACATCTGAATCATTCACCGGCTTCCTGGACACTTACGAGCGCGACGTGCTGCCTCCGCGAGAACTGGCTAAAGGAACTCTTGGCCTATACGCCGTGCACTTCCGTCGCTTCCGGAAGCAGTTCGAAGGAAAAGCAGTCGACCAGATCACAATCCGCATGATTGCGGAGATGCTCGACGTACTCACCCCGCGAACCGCCAACCAATGCCGCGCCTTGCTGATTGATATCTTCAACCACGCAGCGGCCAAAGGTTTGTGCCCGGACAACCCGGCAGCCAGCACTATCAACCGTATCGAGAAGAAGCAGCGCAAGCGGCACACGATTGAAGGCCTGAAGGCCATCCGGGAGAAGTCGCCGTTCTGGCTACAGAACGCGATCGACCTCGCGCTGATCACCGCGCAACGTCGTACCGACATTTTGAATATGCGGTTCGATGGTGTTCGGGAAGGTTATTTGTATGTGGTGCAGCAGAAGACGGCCAAGGCCAGTGACGCCGCGTGGATCCGGTTTAAAGTGACCGAAGAACTCCAGGCCGTGATCAGCCGGTGCCGGGATGACATCGTTTCACCTTACCTGGTCCATCGCCGGCCTGATCGCAAGAAACAGAAACAGGCACAAACGAAAGACCACTGGACGCAGGTAGAAGAACGATATTTGACCCGAGCCTTTAAAGAGGCCCGGGAAGCGGCGGATTGTTACAAGGGATGGAAAGAGGAGGAAATGCCGGGCTTCCACGAAGTGCGAGCACTGTCGCTGCACCTGTACCAGAAAGCCGGAAAGGACGGGCAGAAAATCGCCGGTCACGCCAGCGAGAGCATGACCAAAAACTACCAGAAGGACCACGCCGAAATCGTCTGGTCGGAGGCGATTCCAGACCTGAATATCAGCGAAATCACCGGGTAGTTTTGCGCCAGTTTTGCGCGGGTTTTGCGCAGGCACAAAAAAGCCGATCTAGATGATCGGCTTAAGTGTCTGATTTTACTCAGGAATAATGGTCGGGACGGAGTGATTCGAACACTCGACCCCTAGCACCCCATCTCCTTTTTTATACTTCTTGAAAGACTCCAGAATTTTACTCTGGATTTTTCTAAGCTAGTATTTACTTGAGCTCCAGCGGTGTTCTGCTCTACGAGAGTCCAGTAACGTCCATCAAGAGCCGGCGTTTTTGTGGGTGTAAAAGTAGGGGGAGTCCGTTTCATGGCCAAAATCACCATCAAAGAACTCGAGTCGCTAACCGCCAACGATGCCGGCCGCATCCTCCGGGAGGATGGCAATCTCGCGGGTCGAATTTCCCTGCGTAAGAACGGCGTGTCGGTCAGCTTTTTTTATCGCTATCGGTGGGGCGACCAGAACAAAGAATACGCCTGCGGGTCCTGGCCACGCAAATCGCTGACGGACATCCGTAAGGCCCGCAACCAGGCTAGGGCGCTCATCGATGAGCAGATCAATCCCAACGAGCACAAAAAAGCCGCCAAGGCACAGGCATACGCCGCAGCTAACGTAGAGGCCGAACATGCAATAACGACGAAGGTGCAAACGCTGACCGTCCAGGATCTGGCCAGGGCCTGGCTGTTGGATGGCGTCGCACGTAAAGACGGCAATGCCGAGTTGCAACGACGCTTTAACAAGGACCTTTTGCCAGCACTCGGCAAGACCGCAGTGAGCAGCGTCTCCGAACACGATGTTCGGGCGCTGATCCGGGCCGTGATCAACCGCGGCGCTCACCGGCAAGCCATCAGTTTCTTCGCCGACCTCACTCAGATGTTCAACTGGGCCAGAAAGCGTCAGCCCTGGCGGGCCTTATTGATCGAGGGCGATCCGACTGAGCTGGTCGACATCTCCCCGCTGATCCCTGCCGACTACGAGGCCGAAAGAAGCCGCATCCTTTCCCCGGCTGAGCTGCTGGAACTGCACAACCGCTTCCGGCAAATGACCGCCGATTACGACGCCCTCCCCGCGGGGCAAAAGTACGACGGCATTCGTCCGCTAAAGAAGGAAACGCAGCTCGCGCTCTGGATCAGCCTGGGCACGCTGTGCCGGATCGGCGAGTTGCTGCAGGCCGAATGGAAGAATGTCGATCTGGACCGGCAGACCTGGTTCCTCCCCAGCGAAAATGTCAAAGGCTCCCGTGGCAAAAAACAAGACCACCATGTCTTCCTCTCCCCCTTCGCCTTGCATTTCTTTCAGGACCTCAAGACCCTTACGGGAGACTCCCAGTGGTGCTTTCCTAACAAGCAGGATGATGGGCATGTGGACGTGAAAGTGGTGAGTAAACAGGTCGGCGATCGCCAGGCCCGGTTCAAAAACCGCAAGGCCCTCTCCAGACGGCGTCACGACGATACCCTGGTGCTGGCCGACGGCGAGAACGGCGACTGGACGCCGCATGACCTGCGCCGCACGGGCGCGACCATGATGCAGGCATTGGGGGTCAGTCTGGACGTCATTGATCGTTGCCAAAATCATGTGCTGGCCGGCTCGCGGGTAAGACGCCATTACCTGCATCACGACTATGCCGAAGAGAAGAAGCGCGCTTGGGAC